GTTCCATAAAAATGAAAAAGCTGTTTCATAACGCTTAATTTCAAAAGTAGCATTTACACTGTTAACTTCAGCTTAAGATTCTTTAACTGCAAGAACCTAAAAGACAAGACGCAACTTTCAGTTGAAACGGTACTAGTTTTGAGCTAGATTCTATCAACACCGGAAGCAGTTTGATTAACTAGAAAACTGCTAACACAAAATCCGTATTTAGTGGCTGCTAAATAAACAGGACAAATTTCATGCTTCATGGGTAGTGTTGTCAAACGCATTTCGTGAGCAACCCACTTCTCTTTTCACTAAAAGAGGTTGAAAATTTTAAATGGCTGTTATCCTAAGGATTAAACCTGCAACAATGTCTTCTCCAGTGCCCGTAATGTTAAATCGGACGGAAAAATCATCTTGTGAACTACAGGAAAAGAACCATGGATAACCACCTTGAATAATGTCCATTGTGGTACTTGTTGTATTCAAGCCACAGAACTGTGACACGGCAACTACATCATTTTTAAGCAATGAGATCGCCAGAGATGTCAAATTTTCTTCAGCTGTTTGGGCTATTCCGTTAGCAGCAGCATCAAAGAGATAATTTCCAGCAGGCAAAGAAAAATGCCCACCAACAGGTGTTCCAATTTGAAGTCCATTAATTGAGGGTGCAGAATAATTAATGAACAATTGATCTTCTCCAACAGCAACAGGATTGTCATTAGAGGTTAAAATGGTCACACTGTTATTTTCAGGTGCAGCATCAGCTTCAAGAACAGGTTTGTCGAAGCGTATGGTATAGTGCACGTGAAGCTCTCCAATGTCTGAAGTAGCGGTCAAACCCAAAATTCCTTGTGTTGCAATAAAGAATTTACCGACATCATAAGTCTTGATATCAGTTCCTCCAGGAATTGCTCCACTTCGTACAAATTTGGCAATTGACTTTCTAAGATCTCCGGCACCACATGAGAGCCCAAATGTTTGTGAGGGCATTGCATCTGCATGTGGTATAGTGGCTTCCATCATTTGTTTAGATGTAGGTGCTGGGTCTGCGGCATCATAATCAACGGACATAATAACCTTTCCAGTTTGACCAGCAGCTGCATAATCTGTAACTTCCTTTTTATACTCGAAACGCAAGTGCGTGAAAGTGTACTTTTCAAAGCGTTGAGCTATAGTTGATAACCATGGAAACAATGCGGAGTTTCCAGGATTAATTGCATAGGAAGTTACATTAAAAGCAGGATTTTGGGGCGTTGTTACTTGCCCAACATACTCACTCTCACTAATGAGCATGGAGTTTTTATTGGAAGATTGACCACGAGTATTGCCAATTCCATTAACTCCATTCCCATTAAGTCCAACTCGGCGTTTCCGCGTCCGTCGGGCTCGAGGCTTGCGAGCTGCTAGTTGAATAACAGTAGTTTTACCAGCTTTCTTTTTCTGGCGAGGTGCACGCTGTTTTCTCCGTGTACGTCTTTGAGCGGGGGCCTTGATCACTAAAGGCGAGTTCATAAGTTCAAACTTATTAGGCTTGTTCATTTTTCTAATCTTCCTAATAAGTGTAGGTTGGTTGCATTCCTGTGAAGAGACGAAACAATTGGTCGTCATCTTTAATTGAGGCTTTAGCACAAATCCATCTTTGATCATTTGACAGGACTTTGTCGTACTTTTCTAGCAACCAAGCTATTATTTCTCTGCAAAACTTACGAAAGGGGTGATCTGCCCAGCCGATTTGTAGCAGGTTGGTAACGCGCTGAAGTGTTACTTCTGGTGTTAAATCTTTCTGCGGTGAATAAAATAATGACTTCATCAACTTATTCCTATCATACAAGGGCACAGGAATACCGCGTTCAAACACAGTGTGAGCAGAAAGAAAATCCAATTCAATAGGGGGTCTAGGTTCCAAAGAGTCTGTAGTTGTTGTTATTCCTAACGTTTTCCAGGCTTCAATGACTGATCTAGCATTGTAAAATTTAATAGCTTCAGGTGAGACTGTCCATGTGTTATCGTCCCCTAACAGGCACTTTGAGGTGTGATCCTCAAAAGCTTTGTAGGAACAATATTCTGGTGGAGCAACCTTAACCCAAGCATAAGACATCATGTGATACA